TATGATAATTCCCCCTTTGAATTTGAGACTTATGTGAGGCTAACACACAGCCAAGGACATCAAGGCCTGATTGTTAGAAGTAAAGATACTGGTAAAGTATTAAGAACTGTCGAGGTTATAATGGGAGGTGGAGAAGATGCGGACCCTAAAAATCAGATATATCGAAATAATAGGCGTATCATTGTTGAGGCGTTAAGAATAATACAAGAGAAGCTAGATGCAGGAGGCTGGTAATGAATTTATGCCCTTTATGTATTGGTGAGATTAAAAATAATAAGTGCGTGGGATGTGAAGTTGAGTTATCCCCAGAAGAATGGGTAGAACTAAAGGCGCATACTATGGATGACTTAATGAAGCATCTATATAATAGCAGAGATTGTGATAGAAAGCGCGAGAGGCTTAGAGTCAAAATTGCGTTTAAAAACATAAAAAAGTGGGCAAGCGTTTGGAAAGAAGCTATTGTTTTTGGTAGAAACTTTCAACAATAAGGAGAATGCATATGCAACAAATTCCAGTGAATCAGGCGTTAAACAATATCAAAGAAGTTATTAGGTTATATAAAGGAAATGCTGACGAACACCAAGTTTTAGCTATGAGCTTTCAAGTAATAGCCAATACTGTATTAGCTGAAAAGGAGCAAAGTGAAGAACCTAGAGAAGACAGTTAGGTTAGCACAAGATGCCCGCCTAGTGGCTATGAATGATAACGTAGTATTTCCTATGTTAGATAAGTTCGCTAAGGATACAATGTCTAAAATGGTTTCCTTATATAAGTCAGGGCAAAAAGATTTCCTAGGTGAAGTAGCCTACCTAGCAGCCCTAAATGATCTAAGAGTTAAATTTGAACATATACAAACAAACGGTAATAGAGCGTTTGAGAAGCTAAACAACAAGGAGTAACAACATGGGAATAGCTGACGAATTAGCTATGGCGAAACAAGGACGTAAAGAAGGTAAGCCAGTAATGGACTCGCCAGAGTTTATGAATGAAGGGCTGCCGCAAGGGAGGGCTGATGAAGGAGAAGAAAAAGCCGAAGCTCAAGCTAGTGGAGAGCAAGCCGGAGAAGTTGGACCGCAACACGGTAGTAATATGGCTGGACCAGAAGATCAAGGAGAAGTCTCAAAAGAAGCCGAAGTTGCAAGTGGTAAAGAGGCGAACGCCGAAGAAATGATTGAAATGCCTGACGGCACTAAATTCGCCACTAAAGAAGAAGCCATAGCCCACGCTAAGAAAGTGGTAATGGAGTCACAGATACAAAAGGCATACGATGAAGGTCAGCGTTCACTATTGAAGCAAGTTGAAGAGCCAGAAATGACCGAAGAAGAGCGTATGGCTCAATTAGAAGCTAAGATGTATGAAGACCCTAAAAAGTTTCTAGAAGAGTTCGAGCAAAATATTGTAAATAAAATGAATGAAACTTTACAGCAAAGAGAAGCTAAAGTAGAGGCGCAACAAAGACAAGCGCAGGCATGGGAGAAGTTTAATAGTGATAACCCAGACCTTGCTAACTCCCAAGATTTAGTAAAGTTAGTTCTAGAGAACAATCCCGAAGTAGCTAATATGACTGACATGGAAGCGGGAATGCGTAAGTTAGCAGAGCTTACTAGAGTTAAACGGGCACAACTAATTGACGCAAGTAAGCCTAGGACTGTAATGCCTAATACTACTGCGGAAGCTATTGGAGTGAGTAACGGACCTATTGCGTCTACACAAAAAGTAGAAGAAAAGCCTATTGATTTTGTAACTCAATTACGGAATGCTAGGAAGAGACACGCATAACACATTACAGTAATTTATTGTAGTGTTATGTTTTAACAAATAACTAAGGAGAAAGGTTATGTCACATACTTGGCAATTTGATGCTCCTACTGGTGTCTATAAGAACCATGATATGTCATCCAAACTTAGAATGGCCGCTATTGCAGAAACTAAAATGATGCAATTTGTGTCCCCTGAGCCCGGTTATGGCAAAAAACAAGGTGAGAGCATCACAATTACTCGTGTATCAAACATTAGTGAGCCTACTAATGGGAGACTATCTGAAAACAATAGAATCCCTGAAGACGAACTATCTTTGAGCACAGTCGCCATTACCGTTGCGGAATGGGGGCGTTCAGTACCTTACACTTCACTAGCTGAAGATTTAGGTATGTTCAATTTAGAAAACATTATCCAAAAGAAGTTAAAGGATCAAATGAAGCTAGTCTTAGACTCTGCTGCTGCTGACGCCTTCCAAACTGCTCAGGTAAAAGCTATTCCTGACGGTGTTGCTTCTTTGACTTTCGATACTGATGGTACTGCTTCTACTCAAGCTACCGTTAACTTGAATATGTATCACGTTGAGCAAATCAGAGACTATATGTTCTCTACTTTGCACATTCCTCCTTACGAGGGCGATGATTATGTTTGTTTGATCTCTACTAAAGCTAAGAGAGGTCTTGTTAACGATCCTGCTTGGGAACAATGGCATAAGTACACTGATCCTTCTAAGAAGTTCAACTCTGAGATTGGTCGAGTGGAAAACATTCGTTTCGTAGAAATTAATAACACTAACGCTCTAAGCGGTTCATTAGGTGCTAGTTCAGTTTTAGGTGAGGCTCTTTTCTTCGGAGACGACGCTGTATCTATGGCTGTAGCTGAAGACCCTGAATTAAGAGCTGAAATTCCAAAAGACTTCGGTAGACAGAAATCTGTCGCTTGGTATGGTATTATGGAATTCGGTCTTGTTTGGGATACTGCTAACGCTGGTGAAGCTAGAGTAGTTCACTTAACAAGTTCGTAATAGGAGGCTAAAATGAGTTACGCTGAAAATGCTGGTGCATATTTTATGCCCAAAATAGATGTAGGTGTTACAACTGCCGGTCCATTAATTGAAATGGATATCGGTGCTGCTAGTGCGGATCATGGTGAAATGATTTGTATTAGAAGCTGTAGAGTTAAACGCTTACAATTCACCTTAGTAGGTGAGTTAGCTGGAGGTACTACCACGGCTCCAACTGTAGTATTTACTAGGCGTCCTACGCCCGGTTCTGCTACTGGTGAAGTTGTAATGGGTACTTTAACTATTCCTGATGCTACTGCTGTAGGAACCACTGTCTACTTAGACATTGATCCTGTAGAGTTCGCAGTAGGTGATAGTTTTGAGATTGCCCATACTGTCGGAGTAGGTACTCCCACTGGTCAAGGTTTTTGGTCTGTAGTTTGTGACGATGATCCAGAAGATCCTCGCAACAACTCTGGCATGCTTGCTAGTGCTTAATCATTAATTAACGAGCCTTGAGTTAGTAAGGTGCCTCGATCATTTCAATCACAGGCGTTCTTTCACTCAGGGCTTTTTTTAAGAACAATTTATGGAGGTTTAAAATGGCCGATATTTCTGGATTTTCCTACTCCCAAGTAGGCGATTCTAAAATTGAAGATGGTAGCGGTTACAGAGTTAATGTATTTGCTCTTACTACTGCTGCTGGTGAATACCCTACAGGTGGTATTCCATTAGATAATAATCAATTAGGATGCCCTAACCAACTTGTAGCTTTACGTATCTTAGAAGCAAGTGCTGCTGATGAGCTTCAGTATCTACACGATGTTAGTGCTAATAAGATTAAAGTAATTGAAGATGACGGTACATCAGGTGTTCCTGCTGAACATGCTAACGCTACCTTTACTTCACCCGATCAATTAATTGTAGAAGCCGTAGGATACTAGGAGGTATAAGTGGCTAATAGAAACCAATTCGACTTAAGAGTACACATCAGAGATAAAAATGGCCGTATTAGCCAGAAGCAGCCCTACAGACTTAAAGTTGTAGATGGTCAAAGACGTTACGAGCGTCCCGTAGGTAGCGGTAAGTGGCACTATGAAAATGGTGAACTTATTGATATGCCTAAGCCAGTAGAGGCTGCAAAACCTGTTATGAAACCTGTGCCTAAAAAGGAGATTGCGATGAAAGAACACATTGCACCTAAAGCTCCTATGAAGGCACCAAGTAAGGAGTAAGTTATGTCT